ATGGAAATTTATGGGTATGGCAAATACCGGATTATTCTAGGGATTATATAGTAGTAGCCGATGTTGCTAGAGGTGATGGTAATGACTTTTCAGCATTTCATATATTCGATATAGAAGAGGCAACACAAGTAGCAGAATTTAAAGCACAAATCCAAACAAAAGATTATGGTAATTTATTATTTGCTATGGCTACAGAATATAATGACGCTTTACTTGTAGTAGAAAATGCAAATATTGGTTGGGCTGTAATACAACAATTAATAGATAGAGGATATAGAAATTTATATTATTCTCCTAAAATGGACGTATCAATGACTAATGCAGACCAATATCTTTCTAGATTTGAAAATGGACAAGGCATGGTTCCTGGATTTACTACATCAATGAAGACGAGACCACTTGTAGTCTCCAAAATGGTTTCGTATCTTCACGAGAAATCTGTTACTCTTCGTTCTAAAAGATTACTAGAAGAATTAAGAACGTTTGTGTGGAAAAATGGTAAAGCACAAGCACTATCAGGTTATAATGATGATTTAACTATGGCATTAGGAATAGGGATGTTTTTAAGAGACACTGCTTTACATTTTAGACAACAAGGTGTAGATATGGCAAGAGCAGCATTAGGAGGAATACATTCAACAAATCATCAGGCACCACGAATTTATAGTGGTGGTACACTAACTAAAAACCCATATCAAATGGAAAATCCACATGGAGATAAAGAAGACATCTCTTGGTTACTGGATTAATATTTATTATATATACTATACACAATGGCAGACACTTCATTATTTGGTAGATTAAGAAGATTATTTTCTACAGACGTAGTTATAAGAAATGTAGGAGGGAATCAACTTAAAGTAATAGATTCTAACCAAATACAATCTTTAGGACAACTACAAACAAACTCACTATACGATAGATTTAATAAATTGTATAGCACTACAGGAGGGCTGAATTATAATACAATGAAGCAGGCTAATTACCCTTCTACCAGAATTCAATTATATACAGATTATGAGGCAATGGATACTGATTCTATTGTTGCTTCTGCATTAGATATAGTATCTGATGAATCTTGTTTAAGAAATGACATGGGCGAAGTACTACAAATTCGTTCGGCTGATGAAACAATACAAAAAATATTATACAACTTATTTTATGATGTATTAAACATAGAATTTAATCTATGGTCTTGGACACGTAATATGTTAAAATACGGAGATTTTTATTTAAAATTAGAAATATCAGAAAAATTTGGAGTATTTAATGTGATACCCTTTTCTTCTTATACTATTATGAGGGTAGAAGGTGCCGATCCTGCTAATCCTTCTGATGTTAGATTCAAATATGACCCAAGCTATTCAGTATCTGAAAGCCCATTAGGATTTCAACAAATTTCACCTGCAGTAGGTGTAAATACTGGTGAAGAAGTAATTTTTGATAATTACGAAATGGCACACTTCAGATTATTATCCGATTTTAATTATTTACCTTATGGTAGATCATATCTTGAACCAGGAAGGAAAATTTGGAAACAAATGACATTAATGGAAGATGCAATGTTAATCCATAGAATAGTTAGAGCACCAGAAAAAAGAACTTTCTTTGTAAATGTTGGAAATATACCACCTAATGAGGTAGAAACTTATATGCAAAGAATGATCAATAAAATGAAAAAAACTCCTTATGTTGATCCAAACACAGGTGATTATAATTTAAAATTCAATATGCAAAACATATTAGAAGACTTTTATATTCCTGTAAGAGGTGGGGATGCTACTACTAGAATTGAAACAACAAAAGGTTTAGATTATGCCGCTATTGAAGATGTAACTTATTTAAGAGATAAATTATTCTCTGCACTTAAAGTTCCAAAAGCTTATTTAGGGTATGAAGCCGATTTAGAGGGTAAAGCAACACTAGCTGCTGAAGATATTAGATTTGCTAGAACAGTTGAAAGAATACAAAAAATATTAATATCTGAATTAACTAAAATAGCTTTAGTACATTTATATGCACAAGGATATGATGATTCTGCATTAACTAATTTTGAATTATCATTAACTACACCTTCTATTATATATGATCAAGAAAGAACAGCATTATTAAAGGAAAAAGTTGATCTAGCCCAACAAATGATGGATACTAAGTTAATGCCTACAGATTGGATATATGATAATATCTTCCATTTTAGTGAAGATCAATATCAAGAATATAGAGATTTAATTATTGAAGATCAAAAACGTAAATTTAGAGAGGCACAAATTGAAACGGAAGGAAACGATCCTGCTGAATCAGGTGAAGCATATGGTACACCACATTCATTAGCTTCTTTATATGGTGCCGGGAGGTATCCGGGAAGCAAAGGTGTTCCTACAGGATATGGAGTAAATGATCCTGGGTACCCAGAAAATGCATTAGGTCAGGGAAGACCTAGTGATTCAGTATCAGATTATGGAACACAAGATAGTAATTTAGGTAAAGATCCACTTGGTTCTAAAAGAATGACAGCAAAATCAGGAGAAGAAGAAAGACCAGGATTATCTAATACAGGAATGGCTTTAGAAAATTTAAATACTAAATCAATATTTGCTCAAAATGAAAAAATGTTGAAAAGTATGTTTAAACAAAAAGTTAATTTATTTGAAGGAGAAAACCTCTTGGATGAAGATAATATCCGTGAGGAAGTTGAATAATTTTAATATTTATTGACAGTAGCGCACTACTTATGAAAGTAAAACACAACAAGTACAAGAATACTGGTATTCTGTTTGAACTTCTAGTAAGGAAGATTACTTCCGATGCTATGAATAACAGTAACTCTAAGGCAGCATCTTTAGTAAAAAAATATTTTACTAAAAGTGAATTGGCTAATGAGAATAAACTATACCAGACAATAAACAATTCGATATCATTATCAGAAGGTAAAGCTGAATCAGTACTATCTACAGTACTTGATTTATCTAGAAAATTAGATAGGGATCAATTGTCAAAAGAGAAATACAACCTTATTAAAGAGATTAAAGAAAACTTTGATATGGTTGATTTTTTCCAAGCTAAAATTAAAAGTTATAAACTTTTAGCATCAACATATATTCTTTTAGAATCACATAATAATAGAAAATTTGCAAACCCTGAATCTATTATTACATCAAAAATTACAATTTTAGAGCATATTACTTCGAATCCTGATACTAAGTTATCTTTAACACCTTTAGTTGAAGATTTAATGAAACTAGATAAAGGAACACGTGCGCTTACTTATAAATTAATGCTTGAAAAATATAATACTAAATTTGATGATTTAACTACTGATCAAAAAGAAGTACTAAAAGAATACATAAATAGTGCAACAGATGCTCCTAAACTTAAAGAATTTTTAAATTCTAAATTTGAAGCAATATCGACTATATTAAGAGAAAATGTAGATAAAATAACTGAACCTGCACTTAAAATTAAAATCCAAGAAGTTATAAACCTTATTGAACCTATTTTAGAATCTAGAAAAATAAAAGATGATCATCTTGTAGCGCTACTACAATATCTTGAACTTTCTAAGGAAATAAAGGTAGTATGACAAAAATTAGAATAAAAGGATTAAATAAAGAAATGAGCACCACGGGAACTGGTGCTTCCTTTGCACCTGGTACGGGTGCACAATATACTTCACCTAAATCATTTAAAAAAAAAGATGAAATAGGAGAACCATTCACTAAACCCAACCCTTCTGTCCCTAATAGAAAATCTAAATTTATAGATTACAAACAATTATTTGAAAAAGCTAAAAAAGCTTTAAAATTCAATCCTATCACTGACTTTTCGGATTCACAAGCATGGGCTGGTGATAATACTGGATATGATATGGATACTCAAGATGCTGCCTCAGTATCAGAATTAGCTAAAACATCTAAGAAAGGTGAATTTAAAATAGGTGATGTTCAAATTGAAAAAGGAACTAAATATGTTGTAAAAGATATAAATCCAGTTACAGGTGCAATTTCATGGTCTGTAGAAGATGTACCTGCTTTTGATTCAGTATATAAAGAATTTGATGAATTAAGAAAAGCTATGACAGTTTTAGATCAAAAAACTAATGACGAAGTTGTAGATGACATAGCGGAAAAAGTTAGAAATGAATTTAATAGATATAGAACCCATATTAGAAAT